AGTTAAAAATAAAATAACTTTTAATGATGGCGTAGTCATGCCTTTAAAAACAAAAGGAAAGCTTTTTGATTTTAATAATGTTGACGATATTAATATCTTAGCCAAAGAATTAAAAAAGAACAAAAACTTAGAAAGACTTGACCCTTTGTACGCCTCAGGTTTTGGAATAACAAAATATGACTCATTACTAACTGACGCTAAAAGTGGTAATTGGAGTGACATGGAAAAAGCAGAAATTCAAAAGATTATTAAAAGTAAAGGTTATGATGGCTATCATGTTAAGGAAAAGGATTATTACCCAACAGTTGCATCTGCTATATATAACCCAGCTAACATAAGAAGTAAGTTTGCACACTTCAATCCTAAGATGGCTGGAGTAGGAGCTGGTTCTGTATTATCTGCTGATTTAATGGCTGATGAATTAGACCTAGAACAAAAACCTAAACCAAGTATGTTTAAAGGTTTAATGGAAACCATAGGTAATGTTAATCAACAACAAGCACAAGCATATGGTAATACACAGGTGTTGGTGTTGCAAGTGGAGTAGGTAGCTTACTTGCTGACCCTGCAATGGCAGCCGAAATTGCTGTTAGAGGTATGGCAGGACTTGGACTTGGTGGATTATTAATGTCTAATGAATTAAATGCAGGTGAAGACCAACAATTATTTTTACAGAGATTAAAAGCAAGATAATGGACAAAAAAGCTGAAATTAAAAGCGTATTAAATACTCAATCATTTCTTGATGAAATAAAAGATATGACCAAAGAGTGTTATGCAGAAATACAAAATTCTAATCCAGAAGATGTAGCTACAAGAGAAAGAGCTTATCAAAGGATTAAGGCAATAGACAGCATGATGACTAGACTTCAATCTATCGTAGACAGCGACAAGATTAAGGATAAATCATGGACAATATTATAGGCATTTAGCCTGTATGGTAATGCCACACCTAGATGGCGATTAAGGAAATACAATGAGTGAAGAAACCACGACTCCAGAAGTTGGAAGTGGGAATGATAGCCCTATAACAATAGATGATGCAACATCTGCATTTGAGGGTATGTTATCCACACCAGAGGACTCTAACGAGCAACCAACTGAAACGGAAGAAGATACACAAGAAGCAGAGGTAGAGGAAGCAGAAGACGAAGCGGATTACGAGGAAGCTGTAGAAGCAACCGAAGATGAAGTGGAAGAAGATGTAGACTCCGAAGTTGAAGAACCTGAAGAACCTGAAGAAGTTGAGGAAGAACAAACTTTCACCATAAAAGCAGCAGGTGAGGAAAAAGAAGTTACCCTTGATGAACTAAAGAAATCTTATCAACTTGGCAGCGACTATACTAAAAAGACTCAAGAAGTAGCCGAACAGCGTAAAGTAATTGAACAAGAAGCTAAAGCTATTCTTGAAGCTAGACAAGTTAGGGATGACTATGCTCAAAAACTTCAAGCAGTTGAACAATTCTTGGTTGGCAATAATGACAGCCCAGAAGATTTATCTGCAATGAAAGAGAACGACCCAATAGGATATGCAGTTAAGGTCGCAGAAATGACCGAAAAAAAAGAACAGTTACAAGCTGTGCAATCTGAACGACACCGCCTTGCTGAAGAGCAAAACGCAGTAAGAGCAGATCAAATGCAAAAGTTTGTAGCAGAAGAAGCACAAAAACTAGCACAATCCTTGCCAGAGTTTTCAGACAAAGCCAAAGGCGAACAAATTAGAAATAGTATTCGCAACTATGGAAAAAAGGTTGGTTTCACAGATGAAGAGTTATCTCAAGTCTATGACTCTCGCCATGTTTTAGTGTTACATAAAGCGGCACAATACGACAAATTAATGGCAGGTAAAGCTGGTGTTAAAAAGAAAGTCGCTAATGCTCCCAAGACAATAAAAGGTGGAGCTAAAGTAAAGCAGACTGTAACAGACAGAACTAAAAAACAACAGAACAGGTTACTGCAAACTGGTGATGCCAGAGATGCAGCAGCTTTATTTGAAAACTTTATTTAAGGAAAAATAACAATGGCTTCATTTCATACTTATCAAGCAATTGGTATGCGTGAGGATTTATCCAACACCATATACAATATTGCTCCGACAGAAACTCCTGTAGTTTCTTCTATCGGAAAAACAAAAGCAACAGCTACTCTACATGAGTGGCAAACAGATACACTAGGTGCAGCGGCTAACACAGCATTAGTTGAAGGAGCGGATGCAGCAGCATTTACAGCCGTACCTACAGTTAGAGCTACAAACAGAACTCAAATCATGGGTAAAACAGTAAACATTACTGGCACTCTTGATGGAGTTGATAAAGCTGGTCGTAAGACAGAAACAGCTTATCAATTAGCTAAAGCAGGACAAGAACTAAAACGAGACATAGAATTTGCTATTCTTGGTAATGTTGCTCCAGTAACATCAGCAGGTTCAACAGCACCAAAGATGGCATCTCTACAAACTTGGATTAGAACTAACTGGACTTCAGTAGGTACAGGTTCTCCAGCAGCTCCAGCATCCCCTCCAGGTTCTGCAATTAGAACTGCAACTTCAACTAGTACTACAGCAGCATTTACAGAAGCATCTTTAAAAACTGCTATGAAAGCAGCGTTTAATGCAGGTGGCACTCCAACTATGTTAGTTGTTCCACCAAACCAAAAAGTTAAAGTATCAGCTTTCTCTGGTATTGCAGCTAATCGTGTTTGGACTGACAACGCTGGCAAAAGCACTAAAGCAGCAGCAATTGTTGGCGCAGCAGATGTTTATCTTTCAGACTTTGGTATGCTTTCAGTTATACCAGAAAGATTCATGACTTCTGATTATGCTTCTAACAATGGCGAACAAGCTCTTATTATAGACCCAACAATGTTGTCTTGTGCAACTTTAAGACCATTCCAGTCTACTTTACTAGCTAAAACAGGTGATGCTGAAAAACATCAAATACTTACAGAATTAACTCTGCAAGTAAGTAACGAAGCAGCTCATGCAATCGTTGCTGATTTAAACGCTTAATTAAATATTAAGTATTGATATAGCCCACTTCGGTGGGCATATCTTTTAAGGAAGATTATGGAAGATAAAAAAGAATATAAGAACAGTTGGTCTAAACCAATAAAATATAGACACCAAACAAAACACGATGACCATGATAATGATGGTTATGTGATAGAAACAAAACAAGATGTAACAGATATTGTTGAAATGAACAAAGAAGAAATTATTACTTCATCATCAAAATGGGGTGATGATATGTTTGATAACAAGATTGCATCTATACCAATGACAGTTGTTGATGACTTAAATCATAAAAAGATCATGCAAGGATTTAATGTAATAGATTTAAAGAGATTTAAAGAATTTTTAAATCATCCAGACAATCGTTTTTTTAGAACAAAACAGGGCAGAATTTAAATGGCATTTTTTACAGACTACACAACGCTACAAGCTACTATAGCTGATTATTTAGCTCGTTCTGATTTAACAACCCAGATACCAGAGTTTATTAGACTAGCTGAAGATAGATTGTTAAGAGACTTACGCATAAGACAAATGCTTAAAGTTGCTACTGCATCTACTACAGCAGGTGATGCTACTGTATCTTTGCCTTCAGATTTTGTAGCTATGAAAGATTTGCATTTACAAGGCAACCCACCACAAACAATTAAATTTTTATCTACAAGCAATTTTTTTAGAAATGCACATACTGCTGTTTCTGGATTACCTAATTTTTACACACTGCTAGGTGCAGAGTTTCAATTTGCTCCAATCCCTGACAGCGTTTACACGCTACANATGGTTTACTTTTATCAACCAGAATATTTGAGCGACACTAATTCATCTAACCTTTGGTTAGCTAATACACCTGATTTATTNNTNTACGCTGCATTAGGTGAAGCAGAACCTTATTTGATGAATGATGAAAGACTTAATACATGGGCAAGTATGTATGACAGAGGAGTTACAGCTCTACGCAAGAGTGATGATGAATCTGAATACCCTGCTCAACCACTTACTATTACTAACTCAACGAGGTAAATTATTATGGCTGAAATGTCGGACTATTTAGAAGTCGCACTTCTAAACGCAACACTTAACGGAACTGCTTTTACAGCAGTAAATAATCCATATGTATCATTACACACAGCAAACCCAACAGATGCTGGAACTGGCACAGAAGTTTCTGGTGGCTCTTACGCTAGAACTGCATCATCTTTTGCTACTGCTTCAGGCACATCAGGTTTAGTTGCTACAGATGCAGATATAACTTTTCCAACTGCAACCGCAGCTTGGGGAGCTGTAGGATGGATAGGTTTATGGGATGCTGCTAGTTCTGGAAATATGTTATACCACACAGCACTAGATGCTTCTAAAACTATTGACTCTGGTGATATATTTAAAATCACAACTGGCAACCTAACTGTAGAATTAGCGTAAGGATAAAACATGGCTCTTATCGTAAAGGATAGAGTAAAAGAAACCACTACGACAACAGGCACAGGCACAGTTACATTAGCTGGAGCAAGTACAGGTTTTCAATCTTTTGCTGCTATAGGAAATGGTAATACAACTTACTATGCTATTACAAGTGGTAACGACTATGAGGTAGGTTTAGGCACTTATACAGCTTCAGGCACAACTTTATCCAGAACAACAATATTGGAGTCAAGTAATTCTGGTTCAGCAATTACTTTATCTGGCACAAGTGATGTATTTTGTACTTACCCTGCTGAAAAAGCAGTAGTACAAGACAACACAAATACAGGTGTAGCACCACAGTTTGGTGCAACTAATGGCATCTTTGTAAATAACGACACAATAAATACAGACTATACTTTTCCTACAAACTACAATGGAATGTCTGCTGGGACAATTACGATTGCTAGTGGCATCACAGTTACTGTTCCTTCTGGACAACGATGGGTGATATTATAATATGGCTACAATAATAAATGCAGATACAAGTAACGGATTAAAGTTAACCTCTGACACAAGTGGAGTTGTAGAAATACAATCTGGTGGAACTAAAGTAGCTGAAATAAATGCTAGTGGTGTTCTATCAGCTAACTCTGGATATGGTTCAGTTGCACCT